TCACCATCAACGGCAACAACCAATTCACAGAACTTGCCAGCACCAAAACCGTAGCTCACACCATTGCCCTTGGCACCACAACGCAGACCTTCGGCAAATGGACGGTGACGGGCACAGCAGGCAACGTCGTCACGCTCACCGGCACAGGCACCAGCCATGTCATCGCTGGCTCTGCTACCTCGGGCATCGACTACCTTGCGATGGGCTCAATTGGTTTCTCAGCCGTTACAAGCCTAGGTGAGTTCTACGCAGGGGCTAATAGCACAGGCACGGCTGCAGCGCCTGTCTACCGCACAGCGCCCCCTGCTGCACGCACGCTCTACTGGGTGGGCGGCACGGGGAACTGGAGTGACACGGCTCGGTGGGATACGTCTTCGGGCGGCGGTGGTGGAGCGGCCATCCCGACCAGCTTGGACGATGTGGTGTTTGATGCTGCCTCCAACGCCACAGCCTACACCTCAACGGTAAACGCCAACATCCGCTGCAACAAGCTGACCATTGCTGGCCCCACCTCGGGCAACGTGACGCTGGCAGGCTCATTTTCGCTCATCATTCACGACGATGTGACGCTACCGGCTACAGGTTTGACGCGGACGTTTACAGGTGCCTTATATTTATCTGGGTCTACGTCAGGGAAAACTATAACCACCAATGGCGTGACGTTGGCATCAGGAATTATTGTTAATGGTGTTGGGTGTGAATGGGCGTTGGGTAGTGAGTTAAATACAGGCAATAACTCCTTTATTGTAACCAACGGGTTATTTGACTGCGACACCTACAATCTGACGGCTAATGTTTCTAGCGACAACGGAAATTCTAGAACCATTGATTTTGGCTCAGGCACAATCACAATACTCGGCAGCACGCCACTTACCTTTGGTACAACAGAAACAAACGCCGCAAACCTGACCGTCACAGCGGGCACAGCACAAATTAACTGCTCTGCTTCTTCCCCCACCTTCTCAGGCAACGGCAAAACCTTCTACAACGTCGCCTTCACCAGCACATCCGCAGGCACCGTCACCATCAACGGAGCCAACACCTTCAACAACCTATCCTTCACCGGCATCACCTCTGCTGGTCTAAAGATCATCAGCGTCACAGCCAACCAGACCATCACAGGTACCTTCACCTGCTCAGCAGGCACCAACGCCACGATGCGTCACTTCGTTCGCTCTGACACCATCGGCACCGCACGCACGCTCACCTGCGCTGCCGTTTCCCTCACTGACGTTGACTTCAGAGACATCACCATAGCCGGTGTAGCAGCGCCAGCAACAGGCACGCGCATCGGAGATTGCAAAGGCAACAGCGGCATTACGTTCACGGCTGCGGCGAACAAGTATTGGAACCTTGCTGCTGGCGGCAACTGGGGCGGTGCTATTGGATGGGCTACAGGCAGCGGCGGCACGCCAAACATCAACGACTTCCCGCTTGCCCAAGACACCTGCTTCTTTGAAGCTACGGGGTTGAACAGCGGCGCCACCATCACCATCAACCAGAGCTACAACATCGGCACCATCGACATGTCGGCTAGGACGACGAATACGATGACGCTAGCCTGTTCGTTAGTTCCTGATTTATACGGCAACTGGCTTAACGGAACAGGGACAACGCTCTCCGGTGTTGGTACTATTTTTTTCCGCGGTCGCGGTAACCAAACAATAACTAGCGCAGGCGTTGCGTATGCGTTTGCGTGTAGTGTCATCAGTATTGGCGGGTCAGTTACACTACAAGACGCTTTTGTCGGTGTAAGAGGCATCGCAGTTAATAGCGGTATTTTTGACGCAAACGGGTATAATGTTACCGTCTCGACAGCCACTATCGAAACATCTGTGACAACTACAAGAACTATTGCCGTGGGGTCAGGAACATGGACTCTTGGCAGTTCTGGGACGGTTTGGAATGCAACAACCTCCACCAATCTCACCGTCACCGGCACCGGCACCATCAGCCTCACCTCCGCATCTGCCAAGACCTTCGCAGGCGGCGGCAAAGACTACTCCGGCATCACCCTCAACCAAGGCGGCGCAGGCACACTGACCATCAGCGGCAACAACACCTTCGCCAACATCACCAACACCTACAAAGCCACTGGTGCCACCGCCATCAACTTCGGCACAACGACACAGCGGGTGGGCAGCTTCACTGCCACGGGTGAAGCCGGTAGAGTGTTGACGCTGACGGGGACTTCTGCTTCCTCCCCCGCGACGCTGGTGCTGACCTCGGGCACGGTGACCGCGCCTGACTACCTGACGATCACCGGCATCCGCGCCTACGATCTGAACACCACGTGGTACGCCGGGGCCAACTCGACCAACAACGGCTCGCTGGGCTGGCTGTTCGAGGCTTCGGGCGGTACGACGTTCAACGTCTCCTTCTCCGACACCGCCACGGGCTCGGACGCAGTCTCCGCCTCGTTCGCCTTCAACGCGTCCTTCTCCGACACGGCCACGGGTGCTGACACCGTTTCCGCAGGCCCTGCGTTCAACGTCTCCTTCTCCGACACGGCCACGGGTGCTGACACCGTTGCCGTCGCAGCCTCGACCTTCGGCGCGGCCATCTCCGACACGGCCACGGGTGCCGACGCAGTCTCCTCCACGGGGACTTTCAATGTCTCGGTGAGCGATACCGCTACGAGTGCTGACACCGTTGCCGTCGCAGCCTCGACCTTCGGTGCAGCCTTCTCCGACACTGCCACAGGGGTGGATGCCTTCAGCGCCACTGCCGCGTTCAGCGCAGCCTTCTCCGACACCGCCACGGGCGCGGACAGCCTGCTGGCCGGGCTCTCCTTCAGCGCAGCCTTCTCCGACACTGCCACGGGGGCAGACGCGGTCTCCACGATTGCCACGCTCGGCGTCGAGTTCTCGGACGCAGCCACAGGTGCGGACGCAGTCTCCGCTGCCGCAACGCTCAACGTGTTCTTCTCCGACACGGCCTCGGGGCTTGACGCCCCTGCCGTCGCTGCGTCGACCTTCAACGCGAGCTTCAGCGCCTCAGCGATTGGGCAGGACACCCCTGCCGTGGCCGGTTCGACCTTCAGCGTCTCGTTGAGCGAGACAGGCGCGATCACCGACGTCGTCGTTGGAGGCTACCTCTGGAATCCGATAGATGACACCCAGAGCGCAAACTGGCAGAATGTGATAACGGCGCAGTCCCCGGGATGGGTGCAGATCAACGACGCGCAGGGCCCGAACTGGGTCGAGATCCAAACTTGAGGTCATCATGGCAAGTTACACCGCACTGCTCAAACTGACGCAGCCGGATCTGGGCGCTACGGGCTGGGGCACCACGGTCAACAGCGGTGTGACCGCGCTTGTTGAGCAGGCTGTTGCGGGTGCAATCAGCGTAGCGGTGACCACCGCAGGACCGAACACGCTTAGTGCGATTGCCAGTGGCGCTTCATCCGATGCGCGGAATCAATTCATCGTCCTCACGGGCACCTTGTCGGGACCTGCCACCCTCACCGTCCCCGCTGCGCCGGGTGCGACAAGCTCCAAGCTGTACTTCATCAAGAACAGCGCAGGAGATGCCGTCACGGTAACGACGTCTGGCGGCACCAGCGTCAGCGTGCCCAACGGCAGATCGATGATGCTCAAGGTCACCACCGCAGGGGTGGAAGAGGCGATGACGCACGTGGCGTCGCTGACCCTTGGAACCGCTCTTGCCGCGACCTCTGGGGGCACTGGGCAGAGCAGCTACGCTGTGGGTGATCTGCTGTACGCGGGCACAACCACGACGCTGGCCAAGCTCGCCAGTGTCGCCACGGGCAACGTGTTGCGTGCCGGGGGTGTGGGTACCGCGCCTGCTTGGGGCAAGGTCGCCTTGACGACGGACGTGACGGGCATTCTGCCCGCCGCCAACGGCGGCACTGGGCTTTCGGCTCCGGGCACTGCGGGCAACGTGCTGCGCTCGGATGGTGCGGGGAACTGGGTGAGCGGCACGCTCGCCTCCGCGACGACGTCGGCTGAAGGCCTTGTCGAACTCGCCACCGACGCCGAGGTGCGGACTGGCACCGACACCACGCGGGCGATCACGCCCGATGCGCTGCGCAAGGGTGCGTTGGTGTTGGATACCGTTCAAGCAAGCACTAGCGGTACACAAATTGATTTCACGGGAATACCCGCCTGGGTCAAGCGAATTACCGTGATGTTTGCGGGTGTAAGCACCAACGGAAGCAATTTTATTGACATCCAAATCGGTGATTCTGGGGGTATAGAAACTACAGGGTATACCGGCGCTCAGACAAACATCATAGGTGGTGGTACTGGGGGTAATAACTATAGCGGTGACGCGTTTGAGCTTCGTTACAACGGTACTGTGTACACTCTTTCAGGCCATTTTGTTTTGACTTTGCTCAACTCTGCGACAAACTTGTGGGTGGGGTCTGGTGTACACGGTGTTGACTCCGGCCTTGCCGCGATGTGTTTTAGTGCAGGCCAAAAAGCACTCTCAGGGACGCTTGACCGTCTGCGTATCTCCGCAGGGGGCGACACCTTCGACGCGGGCTCCATCAACATCCTCTACGAGTAACCCATGAACTTCGACGCAGCATTCGACGTTCTCCTCAAGCATGAGGGCGGGTTCGTCAACCACGCCGCTGACCCGGGCGGCAAGACCCGCTACGGCATCACCGAGGCTGTGGCACGCAGGGTGGGCTACCGGGGCGACATGCGCGAGCTGCCGCTTGATCTGGCCAAGCGCATCTACCGTGAGGACTACTGGAACGCTGTCCGTGCTGAGCAACTGCCCCCTGCGGTCCGCTACGCCGTCTTCGACGCTGCGGTGAACTCAGGCCCTGCGCAGTCGGTGCGCTGGCTACAGCGGGCCCTTGGCGTGACGGACGACGGTGTCATCGGCCCCCAGACCATGTCTGCGGCCAACCAAGCCAACCCCGACGCGCTCCGCGCCCGCCTCGTGGCCCAGCGCCTGCGCTTCATGACCAACCTCGGCACCTTTGACGATTTCGGTCGCGGGTGGACCCGCCGCTGCTGCGACATCCTGACCATGTGAGGCCGCTATGACTGCTCTCGCCGTCGCGTTGCTGCTTGCCGCAGCCCCGGCCCCTGTGGCCGAGTATCGTGAGGGTGGTGCGCGGGTTGAGTTGTACGCCGAGGCGGGTCCTTGCGTGGGGAGCGCCCGGTGGGCGGTGTTTCTCCAAGGCCCGGTGCGTGTGCCGGGGTGCTGGCTTCTGACGGGAGACTCTGTTCAAATCGCGTGGCTGGACGGTGATTTCACCAGAGTGCCAGCGCGTGTGTTCCGTAAACCGGAGGTTCTATGAACGCAACCATCGTCGCGTCGCTTGTGCGACACATTCTGACCGCTGTCGGCGGCGGTTTCTTCGTCTCTTGGGGCCTGGACGGCGATGCCGTCAACGCCGTGGTCGGCTCTGTGGCTACCCTTGCGGGTATCGGCTGGTCGGTGTGGGACAAGCGTCGCTGAGCTGAGTCTGCCATGCCGCTGAAAAACTAATTATGGACAGCTTCGTTTACTGCTGGACAGACCGCGCAACAGCCAAGTTGTATGTAGGGCTGCACAAGGGCCGTACAGACGATGGCTATGTGTGTTCTTCTAGGCATATGCTTAAAGCATACGAAGCTCGTCCTAGTGATTTTTCACGTGAAATTTTGACAGTCAACACGTACGATGTATGCCGTACTTTTGAAGCCGCAATCATCCGGGCGATGTTTGCGCAGAATGTCTCTTGCTACAATCTAAACGTAGCTGGCGCGATCCGATATACCGAAGAAATCAGAAAAAAAATAAGCCGTACCCATAAAAATAAAACTATTTCAGAAGCGCACAGGGCTGCTATACGTGAATGGAATGCAAACAAGCGTTCTCCAGCTTCTCAAGAAACGAAAGACAAAATACGCCAAAAAAAGCTAGGCGTTAAACGGGCTCCGTTTAGCGAAGAGTGGAAAGCACGAATTGCGGCGGGTATGAAAAAACGGGTGAACCCGCCAGAGTTTGGTCTTGCTATTACAGCCCGTCAGCTCGGTAGTAAGCGTGGGCCGCTAACAGAGGCGCATAAAGATAAGCTACGTCAGGCCAGTACCGGTAAAAAGCACACTGTGGAGACCGTAGCCAAGCTCAAAGAAGCAAAAGCGACTGTCTCTGATGACACAAGAAAAAAACTTAGCGAGGCTAAAAAAGCCTATTGGGCTAAGAAAAAAGGAGCCAGCGATGCCCCTTAA